ATCGCAAAGTCGATCGCGTTTTTCTTCTGAACGCCGCTCGGCTCTCGCTTAGAGGTAGTGTCTATGTAAAACCCATCGGGACTATCAGTGATTCTTAGCCAGCCACTATTAAACAGATGTTCCCCCGCCGGTGCGTCGTCGTACTCAGCCTCTGGTAGCTTGCCACCGCTTGTGTTTGCAGAAGCCCAAGCGTTGTGACTCTCCTCGGAGGATACTGGGTAGAAGTCTCCAGAAGGATTCATCCAAGACCTTTTGTTCTTGGGGCTAAGAGGACTCGACGGCTTCACGCCTTTGTTGACTGTGGCGGTCTTGGTAGTTCCTCCGCTGCTGCCGCCCCCGTCCGGTGCGGACATGACCTTCGCACCGCAACTGTTGTCGATGCCGTTGCCCTCGCCTCTGGGGCAGAAGGCACGTGCCTCTTTCTCAGACTCAGACGGCAAAATCACGACGTCGTCGTTTTCGGCTCCTGCAAACAATCCACGTCCACCAAGCCGCTTCTTGATGTCGCCAAAAGTTTCACCCGGTCGCGGAAGAATAATCATTACGCCACCATCTTTCGAGGAGGCTTTGCACCAAGTGCTTTCGCTAAATCATCAAACTGAGCGTCCCGCCGAATGCTTCCGGTTTTCACGCCAGACGCGTACTCGGCAACAAACTCCATCGCGTCGGTCGTTGCGTAGAGAGAGATTTCAGATGAAATCTTTTCGTCTATGCTGCGTGCCGTTGACTTGTCTTTAAGAAATGACCTTGCCATATCGTCCACGCGGCTCTGCATGGCATAGAAGCCCTTGCTGCTTGTCGGCTTTCCGTACATCTCATTGAGAGAGTCCCAATGTTCCTTATGCGCCTGCTCGTGAAGCAGTGCGTGCGATGGGTCGTCTGACGAGACATACCCAACACGCTTTAACTCTTCAAGGCGATCTTGATCAGTCGTTGGGATCAATAAATAAATTACGTCAGACACTGGATCGTAAAAGGCGATCGTGTCGGCAAGCTCCTTAGCTGAATATGAGAACGTGCTGTCGGACGGCAGGGCACTGTTAATCGCCTTGGCGGCAGACTCTCGGCTCGATAAGTGTATTGCCGTCTTAGCCATAGAGGGGTCGAGTTCAGCGGCGTGAGCCATCCTCGCAACCCAAGACTCAACGCCCCTGCGATCGCTGCTGCTTCCGCTCGCGTAGAACTTGTCTATCTCTGCGGCATTCTTAACCCTTAAAAAACCAATCCCCTTCAGAGCCGAAGAGGGGCTTTGGGTGGCGAGGGAATCCTTGACTGCCTCAACTGTTTTTCTGTAGTCACCACCGCGAGCGGCGGCGGAAATGGAGCCTCCGCCGCAACTGTTGTCGATGCCTCCGCCCGCTCCAGTTGCGCAGAACCCACGTGCCTGCGCAAACACCAGCAGCGACGCGTATCGTGCCGCAATCATGCACGTCGATCCTTGAGGAACTTGAGAGTGTCGGCCACGACCTGATCGGCACGGGAGCTTTTGCGACGCTTGATCTCGTCGGAGACCTTCTTCAGTGCGTCGGAAGTCTTGCCGCCCTTGAACGGGTACATCTCAGTCTTGCTGCCGTCCGGGTGCTGGCCTTGGACGTGTCCGTCGGTGTCGCCGACTTGCTTGACCGTCCACGGGAAGTGGTCGCCCTTGCTCCACGTCTGGACGCCGCCGCCGTCATCAGACTTGCCGCCGTCTTTGCCAGCGGCGAGCGTCTGATCCTTGCGAGCCTTGTCGATGAAGTCTTGAGCTTCCTTGTCCTTGCCCTTACTCCACTCCATGTACTTGCTGGGTGGCTGACTGCCGACGTTGGCACCGCCGCCGCCGCAACTGTTGTCGACGCCACCGCCGGAGCCTGTGGGGCAGAATCCACGACTCTCGTAGAACTTCATCAGTTCTTCGTAGGAGCGACTGGTTTTGCTAGACAGGATTTTCGTGAAGACAGGCTTTGCTTCTTTTCCGCCTTCCACGTCATAAGTTGCCTTGAATCCCGCTCTCCGAAAAGAAGTCGCCGCAGCCGCAGGAAGCTTGTCCCCATTCGTTTGATGAATGCGGTCGCCGCGATTCAACTCAAACTTCACGTACTTCGCGCCGGTTGCCTTTGCAGCCGATTCAACCTTTTTCGCAAATGCGTCAAGCTCCTTGCCGCTCTTCCCGTCGAGTCCGGTGACAGTAGCGACGGTCGCCCCAGACCTATCCTTGCTTATCGTCATCGTGACGCCGCCGCCGTTCATCACGACAGAGCCGCCTTCGCCAGCCGACACAACCATCGGCTTGTCGAGAATCTTCGCGGCTTTGTCGGCCTTCGCGAGACTCGTGCCCGTCGCCTTGTAAGCGTCTTCGAGCGGTTGCTGCGACTGCTTGCCGAACATCCCGCCAACAGCACCGGCAACAGCACCAGCGACGGCACCGGCAACGAATCCGGGTGCCCCGGCGATGCTACCGGCGGCAGCACCAATGACTGCACCAACCTTGCCGCCCTCACGCCACGCCGAGTCTTCCTTGTTCGACGCACCTGACGCACCTCCGCACGTGTTGTCGATCCCACCGCCGGGTCCGGTGGCACAGAATCCACGTCGCTCGTCGAGGAACAGGCGAGTCTTCTCGATCTCACTGGAGACGTTCGAGCGAACCTCGACGATCTTCTTCTTGCTAGAAGAGAAGACCTCGTAGCTACGCTTCGCGATCTCAACAGTTGCATCGTCGTAGGCTGGGTACGTTACTGGGGAGCAGTCCAGTAATGCCTTAATTTTTGTCACAGTCCTGATTGACTGGCCGTTCTCGCTTGACCACTTCTCGCCACCTTCAGCGCAGACGAAGCTGAAGCTCGATCCCCTGAGATCACCGCGAGAAATCATTTCCGCAATGTCCTTGCGAGACTCTGGAAGCAGGCACTCGTAACGCAGGCCGATCTTGTCGACCGTCATCTTCATCGTCGTCGGGAAACGACCGAGAAGGTGGTTGGGGTCGTGATTGAAGAGGCAGCGAGTGTTGAGAGGCTTGCCCTTCTCGTCCTTGCCAGCCTTCACGATGTCGAAGGCCGTCGGAGCCAGCCTCTCGATGAAGTCACCGAGGAGCAGCGAGTCGGTCCCGAACTTCGCGGCGTATCCGACGATGTAGGTTCGCTTGAGCCCCGTGGCCGGATCAGCACGATGCTCGACTGCAAGCGAGTTTTCGTCTGGCTTATCAAATGAACCGAAGTATCGACGCTCAACGCCCTGCATTTCTGCACTCCTTTGCGATACAGCCTCCTCTTCGAGGATAGCGGTCTCCGTATCCGGACTATAAGTGCGTTCATCGGCAGCGTTCATCTGACGAACGACCTTGTTTGCGAACGCTTCACCGCTGCGACCACCCCACAAAAGATCGGCAATTTTTCCGTTTGAGGGGAAGCCCGGCTCGCCAGCGCGGAAACCCTTCGCCTTACTGTCAGAAGCATGGCGATCGAAGAACGCTTTCATGCGTCGGACGGTGGAAGGCGACAGTTCAGTGCCATTCGACAGGTCGCGAGCCCTCGCGATGCCGATCGCTGTGCCCCCACGACCGTGTTCACGCCTCATCGCGAGGCCACGAGCCGCTTCACGCTTCACACCAGACGGCGGAACGAACGAAATGTGCGAATATTTCTCAGGCGTTGCCATAGTCGTCGAGAATCCCTTCTTCGATGATGTCTTCCCACCGCTTCCCTGCGATGAAACTGTCGAAAATCTGTCCCTGAACGCCGTCTAGGTCGATCGAGACGTCGATATCACGTCCGTTTTGCCCCCACCACGCCTGTCCTTCGCTCGAAACGTGCAGATCGAGCAGCGTCTTGGCGTGCGAGAGCGACTCTGGGAGCATTTCAACGAGGTCTGACGGGATTTCAGCGTCGAAACCCATGACGTGGAGCCCGTCGAGGCCTGCCTTGGGCATCTCGACCGTTGTCAGACCGACTGCACGTAGATCGGCGACGGTATTTTTGGCGGATTCGAGGGAGGAGGGTGCTTTTTCGGTGCCGGGCTTCAGCATTTCGATAACGCGATCTGCAAACTCATCGTCTGAGACGTTGCTCATCGCATCCCACCACAGCATATTCTCCATGCCGCCATGCTCGTAGTCGTCAACGTAGCCTTCAATCTCTCCGTCAACGCTTCTCCGCTCCTTTTTCGCCCTCGGGAACCTGCCCTCCGGGTCGCCTGCGATCTTCCTAATCACATCCGAGTAGAAGGATAGCTCTCCAACTCCAGTTACAGTCTTAGCTCCCGCCGCTGCGTAAGCATCTTGCTCGTCCTGCCACAAAACATCCTGCGCATACGCTACTGGAATGCCCGTCTTCTGTGACACTTCGGCATAGACGTCAATCATGTTCGCGCGTCGCTTGCCGCTTCCGGGCGTGCCCATTAATCCAACGTCATTCTCGACCATGTTCTTTGCAAGCTTATTAAGCTTTCCGCCGACACCACGCTTTTCTTTGTAGTCGCCACGGGCGTAGTTGCGAAGACGTTCGCCAGCCCAACCACGAACCATGTCAGTCATCTCGCCTGTTGCGGCGACTTGTGACAGGGATTCGAGCAACTGGTTTCCTTCGTACCCGTGAAGCATCTCGGCCGACGCTGATCGGATGAGCTTTGAAGCATCCTTCGAGTACGATCTCGCCTTGTCTGGCTTCGCCTCTTGGATTAGCTCCCCAGTAACTCGGCCGAAAGTCCGTGTCGCCCAGATGTCGGCAGTCAGATGACCGACCTGACCAGTGTTGTTTGCGAAGAACGTCCCAAACTTCGGCCCGAAGACAGAGAAGACGGGAACTTCCTGATCAACGAGGTAACTGCTTGGCTTCCACGCGTTCTTATCTCCGGGTACGCCCTTGATTTCGCGGAAGAACTCGTCGACGTCCCCTGACCGCATGGTTTTATCTACGAACAGTTCACGGCTCTGGTCGAGGCCAAGCCTGTCAACGATCGTCTGCAATCTTGAGAGAGACTTGATGATTGCCTGTCCAGTAACACCAAAGGCAGTAGATGTCGCGACCCGTCCGTCTCCGTTGAAGAACTTGTCGAGAACAGACTGAGTCCTTTTCATGTTTGCTTCAGGACTTGCGTTTGAGCTTGTCACAGCCTGAACCGCGCGGAAGATAAACTCGCAGTTCTCAGGCGAAACCATCTCGCCGTCAGCTTTTCTGCCACCGAGAATCTTCGGCTCGATCAAGCTGTACTCTTCGATCTGCTTGCCACGTTCCTCTGGCGTATAAAAAACAGGCTCAATGCCGCGAGACATTGCCGACTGAACTTGCTGAACGTGCGCATCAACAACGTACTGCCTGTTGTCGCCAGACAAGGGTCGGGACGTGTCAATGACAATTCCTCCACGGTCGTCCGCTTGCTTCTCAGAGAAGTGCTGGCCGACGGTCACCGTGCTTACGTACTCGCGTCCGCCGAACGAGTAGATGTCACCCGGAACATCGCGAGATGCTACGGAGGTTGACTCAATCTTCTTTCCGTCAGGGCTTCGCACGGTGGGCGGCGAAAGAACTGCATCGTTCACAGGGTTGGCAACTGGAATGGCTGGAGACCTTTGAATCTGCTCGGGCGGTGCCTTGCCACCCTTCACGGCACCAGTCCTTGCAAAACCTCCGACGTCGCCGCCGAACGCATCCGTCGGACCACCGTCGTCGTTGCCGCAAGTGTTCAGGATGCCGCCACCCTCGCCAGTCGGGCAGAACCCACGCTCCTCAACGAACGCATCAAAGAACGACCGCGTCTGGTTCCTCTCTCGCAGGCGTGGCAGACGATCCTTCATCTCTGACCACTTCTTGTAGCCGAGGCTGCTCTTGTTGGTGAGGTCGAGCTTCAACTCGATGTCGTCGCCGTTCTTGTCCCACCAGCGGTCGCCCTCGCGAGTCGAGATCAACTCTTGGATCGTCAGGTCGCGGTGCTGCGACGCGAGACTCTTGACCACGAGGTGGTGAGGGATGCTCGTCGAGCCGGGCGGCGGGATGGAGATGCCCTTGGCCTTGAGGACGATCTCAGGCGGGACACGCTTCGCCAAGTCTCTCGGCAGATCGGCATCAAACCCGAACTGCGGCCAGAGCCTGTATCCCTTGTACTGGTTGTTGGCGTCGCCGACAGCGAACGTCGTGACAGCGACGAAACCATTATCTTCTGCCGATTCGATCGACTCGGCAACCTTCTCAGAGATGATCGACATGACCTTCTGTTGATCAGCACCGGAGGAGATCGAGCCACCAGACGGACCGAAAGCCTCGAAGCCAAGGACTTTTCCCTCTGGCGTATTCGCCATCGACACTTCGGTAAAGACCTTGCCGCCGCCGTCCGGGTCTTCCCTGTCAATGGGCCAGAGGGAACTGACTTTCGTGAAGCCGCTGGGGTCTGCGTAGACGTCGACCTTCGCGCCGCGAACATTTCCGCCACTGATCTTCACGACGTCATCAACGCCGCCCAGTCCAAGGACAGATGCCGCCTTATCAAGACTGTCTTGAGACTCGACAGTTACGGATGCAGGCTTGCCCGCTCCGGGGCTAGTGCTGGCGGGCGATGCACTGCCGCCCCCGTCCTTGTCAGGTGCCATCATTTGACCGCCGCCAGAGCCGCATGAGTTGTCGATGCCGTTGCCTTCGCCGGTTGGGCAGAAGCCACGCTGCTCGGCCTCGCCATGAATAGCTCGCCACTCAACGTCAAGGACGTCGATGACGTCGCGGTCGGATACCTTGCCGCTGATCCTCTTGAATCGCTGCCAGCCGGAGTCCTCGTTGTCGCCAATGCGAAGGAACATCGGCATCGCACCGCCGTTCTCCTCCCACCAACGCTGGCCCTCTTTCGTATCGTATAAGCTCTGGATCGTCAGGGCTCCCTCGCTCTTCTCCTGCTTTGCTCTGTCCGACAGGATGGCGTCTGGGAGATTGCTTCCGTACTTCTCGAAGAAGCCAAGCCTGATCGAGTACGTGGGAGTGATTCTGCTTCGCGGGATGATGCCGTCGAAGCCAAGGCGAGGCCAAATGCGGTAGCCCTTGTACTCATCGTTTGAGTCGCTGCCCGCCGCGAGCATGCCCACCTCTTCAACGCCAGCCTTCTCTGCCTCGTTGATGCTCTTCACGACTCCGGAGTAGAGGCCGCGAGCAACGGCGATCGGGTTGTCCCTCTGTGCTTCAGGAGCGACGCTGAACATCACGTAGGAGAGGAGAAGTTCGTCGTCGCCGGTGCGAGAGAGGGTCGCCGCAGTTGCGATGGCATCCTCAACTCCACCGAATGGCTGCTTCGAGACGACAGTCACGCTCGACTCTGGATCAGTGGCCCGCGATGGGTTGTCGATCCAGTTGGTGATGTCCTTGAGAGTGCCGTGAGCGACGGTGACGTTCGACTCAGGCGACAAGTTGCCGCACACCTTGGCAGCTTGGTCGAGAGTGACGCCAACCTCTTTAAGCGAGGCAGAGAGCGTCCTGCCATTGAAGATGGTGGCAGCGTTTACCTCAGCGAGTGCCGCAGATGGCGGGTCGACTTTAAGTCTCTCGGCATCATATTCCGAAGGCGTGTCGAGCTTCTTCCACGAGGGCCCTCCGCCGCCGCCCATCGTGGCCGTCGGCGAGCCTTCGTCTTGGCAATTGTTGCCGGGACCAAAGATGCCGCCGGGGGCGCGACCGCAGTCTATTCCGTCTCGGGACTCGACTTGTCCTCGTACAGTTCCGGAGCCTCCTCCGGACTGTCCTTGTACCACTCCGGATCGAGAGTCTCCCCTCGTCCCGACGCTACCTTCTCCGCCCATCGACGAAAAGCTCGAAACGCTTGAAGCTTCGACCCCTTCGCCGGAATGTCGACTCTCTGAATGTTGCTGCTCACTGGTGGTCTCCTTATCCAGACAACTATAGCCCTGCGATTCCGAAAACGCAATCGAGCGGACAGTCTTCCTGCCGTGCTTCTCCAGTTCGTGACCCTGATCTCCGAGGTCAGACTTGGCTCGCTCAAATCTTTCGTCCCAGTCTTTAGGCTTCCGCGAGTCTCCGGACTCGTAGTGAACATAAGTCGTGTTGAAAGTGGCGAGATTGAAGACTGCAAGCTGACCAGACTTTCGCCCAGTCTCCAGTGCCTTCTCCGCGTCTTGCGGCTCGAACCGGGTGGCGACGTCGAAGTAGAAGTCGTCGCCGTCGAGCCAGCCGCCCAAGAACCTGTCGCTTCTGCCCAGCAGTAAATCAGAGTTGTTGTCGATGAACTCCTTGACCTTGGTTGCAGACGAGGCAGTGCGAATCGTGGCGGCGTTGATCCGCATCGATCTCACGGAGTCGTTCTGAAACTCAGAGACCATGATGCCGTCTTCTGGCTGCTCGACGTTTCGCACGTCAAGCGTGAAGCCGTCAGGAGAAGATGCAATGCGATCGATGAGCTTGTCGTAGTCGATCGAGGCCGCTCCGCCTCCTTCACCGCTACCGCAAGAGTTGTCGGTGCTATTCCCTTCGCCGGTTGGGCAGAACGCACGCGACTCAAGACCCCACGAGTCGCACGCAAACATCTCGTCGGCAGATCGGTAGTGGGTCTTGGCGTTTCGTGAGCCGTACTGGGGCTGGCGAGTAAAGACTGTATTGCCAACGCTCAACGCGTCAGTGCCGCCCTTCACTTCTTGGCCGGTCGTCTTGTCGTAGAAGTAGACAGCCTTCTGTGGGTCGTAGCCAACTGGAGTCCACGAGTCGATGTCGCTCGGTATCTCCCTGCTCTGGGAGAAGCTTCCGTTGACGGTAGCGAGAGGAGTCTTGCTCTTCCCTTCTGCGACTTGCTGTGCCCTATCTTCGTCGTTCGCCGAGAATCGAACCGGGCCGCTCAGTCTCGCCAGTGATTCGTAGCCGATAGGTTTTCCGAACGGCCTTTTGTTGTCAGGATTCTTACCCTCGTGGACTGTGACCACGTAGGTCTTGCCCTCTGAATTATTCCAAGCGGGGATGTCAATCCGGAGAGCCACTGGAGTGCCTTCGTTGATCTCCCTGCTTGAACCGATCTTGCTCTGCTTGATATCAGCTTTGTCGAGTGCGGAAGCAATCTCATCGTCGCCCGGAACGCGAATGAAGTCAGAGTTCTTCGAGTTGCCGACAGACTCGAATGGCCGGTATCTCGCGAACTTCTCTTTGGCTTCGCTTGCGGTGATCGGCTCGGCGGCGGAGTCCTTATCCGGACTATCCATCACCTTCGCGCCGCACGAGTTGTCGATGCCGCCTCCGGCTCCAGTCGAGCAGAACGCGCGATACTCAGGGAACAGAACCTCGAACAGAGAGCGGCCCTCGTTCCGCTTCTTGAGTCGCTTCGAGAGTTCAGCCATCTTCTTGTACTGCTTGTACCCGTCGGACTTCTTATCTTTCAGGTCGAGCTTCATCTCCATCGACTCGCCGTTATCGTTCCACCACTTCTTACCGGCGGGAGTCGAGATCAGTTGCTGGATCGTGACTGGGTCATCGTGAGGGATGATGTCCTTCGGGATGTTCTCGCGAATGTCGGGGTAGATGTCGGCGTCAAATCCGAACTGCGGCCAGAGGCGATACCCTTTGAACTCGTCTTCAGAACTGCCCATCGCGAACGTCTTCGCGTAGCTGATGCCTGCCTTCTCTGCGGCGGCGATCGACTCTGGGAATTTCTCCAGAAGGATCGAACTCATCCGGGCTGCGTCTTCGCCAGTCAGGTTAGCAGTGCCAGCCTCAGACGCTGCCGCCATCGTGCTGTAGTCGACGAATCTCTTTCCTTCGTTGTCGACTCCAAGGGTGACAGTGCTGCTCATCCCGGCAGACTCTTCGTCGTCGGGGTTCACCGGAACCTCGGACATGACATGAATCTCATCGCCAACCGAAACTACACTCGTGAACGATCCGCGAGTGAGACCTCCGCCAATCGTGACGACGTCGGTGAGACTCTTGATCTTCAAGTCTTTCATCGTCGCTGCGAGGTCGGCTGGCTTCTCGATGCTCAGCAACTTGATGTCATCGCCGCCGACGATCGGGCTCTTGCCCTCGCCCGGCTTGAAGATGTACTCGCGATCTGCCTTCTTCCACGAGTTGTCGACCTTAGCTGAGCCGGTGCCAGTTGAACTGCAAGAGTTGTCCGTGCCTTGACCTTCTCCGGTGGCACAGAATGCCCGCCCCTCGATCGCGTCCTCCCAGTCGGCTGACGCTTCCTCGACAGCCTCCTCCTCCTTCGGCGTCGGCGTCGATGGCTCGCCCTTCGGAGACTCGATCGGTGCCCTGCCTGTCTTCACATCGGGGAGACTTGGCGGGCCACCCGGAGCCGGAGGCGGAGGTCCGCCACCACCACCACCACCACCACCGGGCATGCCCGGCATCCCACCCTCGGGCTTGGGCTTCGTGGCGTCCTCCAAGGTTTGCATGTTCATCGCGACGAAGTGATGATCGCCAAGATCGCCAAGAGGCTTCAGGCCTTCGGCGCGTCGGCAGTCGTTGATCGTCATAATTCCAAGCGAGGTCATCGTCGAGTAATAGCTTGCCCGCTGCTGCGAGTTGGCGCGGAGCAAGCCTCGCACGTCGAACTTGGCGTAATACTCATCGTCGTTGTAGATCAGCGAGCGGCTGATCGATGACTCGATGCGGTGAAGCCACGGCATTAGGGTGTAGGTCACGAACTCCTGACCCTGCACTTCGAGGTCGCCGCCGGGCGTGCCCTGAATCAAATGTTGAGGTATGCGGAAGACGCGGCAAATTTCAGCGGTCTGGAAGTCGCGAGAAGCTTGGAACTGACTGCTCTCGTTCGTCATGCCAAGCTCGACGGCTTTCATGCCGCCGGTCAGGACAGCAGTCCGAAATGCTCTCTCGCTGCCGCGATGGAGTCTCTCCCAGTTGTCTCGAAGACGCTCGGCTGCTTCAGCGTTGAGCGTGCCGTCCGTCTGGAGAACCACGCCCGGCCGGGCACTGTTGGCCCAGAACCTCGCCGCGTGCTGCTCGCATGCACGAGCCAAGCCGATCGCCTCTCTCGCGATCTCGACCGGGACCATGCCCTTGATGCCGTCCTGCTCCGGAGTCCACCGGCAGTGCATGATCTGGTCTTGGTTGTAACGCTCCAGTCGCCCGGTCTCCGGGTCCGTGTAGCTGTAGCGAAGCCTGCCGTTCTCAAGTCTCTCGACGTCCATCCGACTCGGATGGAGATTGTCGAGGCAGGAAACACTTCCGTACTGTCCGCTGCGAATGCGTGTGTAGGAATTACCCCAGAGGGCAAGCGTCATGACGATCTGCTCGAAGAACTCCTGCTTCGTCTGCCAGTCGTTGGGCCGGAAGGTCAGAACCTTATAGAGCGGGATTTCCTTGGCAATCTCGTCTCCGCCGTCTGGGTTGCGACGATATACATGGAGAGGGAGCCCGCTAACCGTTTCTGCCAGAATGCGGCAGCACGCGAGGACTGTAGTTGACTGAAGAGCGGTCTCTGGCGTGATCCGGATGCCTGAGTCGGTCTTCCATTTGCCCAGATACTTGTCGTCCGAGAGGAGGAAGTTCTCCCACGAGATGCCTCGAACTTCGGGCTGCTCAGTGCCTCGCTCGGGAGTCCACACCAGATCACTGACGACTCTCTGTTCCTCGCTCATAGCACGAAAATCTCCGGTGCGATCGGGGCAGGAGCCAACTCAGAGTCACTGGCGACAGCCAGAGCCATCACCAGTGCGACGATCCCGTCCACGCGGGCTGGTGAGTGTGAGGATGGCTTCACGATCTTGATGTATCCGTCGGCGGTTTCCCGAACCGTGGCGTTCGCGGCCATCCAATCAAGGACAGCGTTCCCGTTGGTTCGCAAGCGTCCCTGCGAAACGAGAGTCTCTAAAAGTTTTGTCGAGGGCGATAAGGACGTCGCCGACTGTGAAAACCCTAGCATGCGGATGCCCTCCGCCTGAAGTTGCTGCGACAGGTAGTGGCTGTTGTGGGGATCGGTCGCGACCACCTTCACAGTCTTCTCCTTGCAGAAACTCAGGATGTCTCGCCTGATGAACTCGTAGTCGGCCACGTCGCCCGGAGTCAGGCAGACGCCGGTCGATGGCTCCTTGCGCCACGCAGTCCAAGGGACGTTCTCCGAAATATCTCGTTTGGCTGCATTCTCGGCAGGAATCCAAAACTTGCAGATCACGTCCCAGACGTCATCCGCCCCCCGGCTGACCGCGACGAAGGCGTTGCAGTCCCACGTCTGGGCAAGGTCGAGCCCGGCGTACCAGACTCGGTGCGAGCCGAAATCCTCTGTCATTCCCCGGCATTGCTGCCACTGGGTGAGGTTGAAGAACTTTTCCGATCCTTGCACCCAGACGTTCAACCTGTATCGCAAAAAACTGGAGAGCTTGGTCTTCGCAGACTCGGCCTCCTTCACGTCCGCCTCGAACGAGTCAGCATCCATCGTGACGCCAAACGATGGGTTTGCAGCAGCCCAAACACTTGGGCTTCGGTAGTCGTCATCAGGAGCAGCCGCTCGCACATACCCGAAGAACTGGGGATCGAAGTGCGGGTCGGCCATGACCTTCATCGCATGTTCGTGCTGCTCGTAGCAGATCGAGGCCCGGTCAGAACCGGCTGTGGTGATCGCGAGGATGAGGCTCTGTGTTCGAGAAATTCCACCATAGCGAATGGAATCGAATAGCCTCCGGTCCTTCGCCGAATGTAGCTCGTCGTAACACAGGCTGTGGATGTTGAGACCCTCGGCCCGGCTCGAATCGCTGGAGATCACCCGCCAGAAAGAGTTGGTCGGGACGCACGTGATGGTCTTGCGACTCTCGATGATCTCCAGCCTGTTTGAGAGATACTTGGAGGCGCGGACAAGCTCGACCATTTGCTTGTAGACGATGCCTGCTTGATCTCTCGATGTTGCACAGCCGAAGCACTCAGCGGAGGGCTCGTCATCCGCGAAGGCGGTGTAGAGAGAAATTCCTGAAAGTAGGGTCGAGTTGTGGGTCGGGACGTAACCTCGACCGGCGAGGAAGACTCCGTCTTCGGCATCGACTTGGATGCACCTCACGGGTACGCTGGGGTATGGGGTGATAGAGTCAAACCAAAACGAGTTTGGATTCTTTCTGGGCGAGGCGTCCAGCCTGTCTTGCTTCCTGCGAAGCTTGAAGATGCTTGAGCCACGAGGAGGGGTGAAGAAAATAGTCCAGTAATTGCCCACAATCCGCCCGTTTATCTTTCCGGGCCTGAGCGACGACGTGTGGTTAATCCCCAGCGAAGAGAGCAAGTCAGAATAGGATTGGCACAACTCGTCAGAGCCGGTGGTTAGTGTGCAAGAAGACCTTCCACGGCAAGACTTCGCGCATCCGTCTGTGTCCATGATTCCACGAAGAAGCTCCCATCGCTGTGGCTCAGATGACCGCAAATAACATTCCGGTATGTGCTTATTTCCAAGAACGCTTAGCCCTCGAAGCTCGGATATAAACTTGCACCCTCTTTCGCCGCCAGCAAAAGAAAGCCGGTATGTGGATTGGTATCCGTACTTTTGCACGACGAACGGCGTTCCGGACTCCTTAACGTAACCAGCCATCTCTTCAAAGTCTTGACCTCCAACTATGACGGCGGCGGCGTTTGACCATCCATCTCCAAGCCACGCCCCGAATACGTAAGGGTCTATCGGAATCTTGGAGTGATCAAACTGCACTGGGTAACCAGTCGGTATCGTTGGCGTGTAGCTATTCTTCGATAGAAGGTCAAAAAGCCACTTGGTCGTGACGACCCGCTCCTTACCAAGAATACTCACAACCCACTGATGATCTGAGTCTGCAACAATCGGGTCGCAGCCCTTCAGCTTCACGCTGAAACACTGTCGATCGGCAAGAACTTCTGTCGCCGCCACGACCTTGCACGGTCGACCTTCTCTTCCAAAGACGAGGTCTCCGACACGCAAGTCTCCCATCGTTCTCCAGCCGTCCGGAGTGGGAATAGGCGTGTCGACCGCCAGAGCCTTGCCGTTCTTCTTCAGCCTTTAGTTACCGGGCTGTGCCCCTCACTTTTCAGCGAGGGGCACAACCCGGTAACTCTATGTAGCCGATGCGGTATTTCCGCGTGTCGGTCTCCGTCTTCATCCAGCCGAACAACTCCTCGATCACGTCCTCTCGTTGCCAATCGAGCAACACGAAAGGCTTGCCAGCGAACTTGCCCTTGGAATGGACGAGGAAGCTCTCGAAGAAGCCAACCGCATGGTCGGCCTTCCGCTGGTCGAAGTAGAAACTGAGACCCTGACTAAGCGCGTCTACTTTTGATATACGCGTCAAGCGGATCGGGGGCGGCAGCGGCATCCGTTACCTTGAGACTAGACCTCGCTGCGGGAGTCATACCGAACTGTTGCTCCAACTTGAGCAAGTCGCCCGGCAGACTCTTAAACAACGACCCCTCTGCGGTCAGTTGCGAGTACCCAGTCTGTGTGATCTGGGTCATTCCGTTCTCGCGAACGTACTTCACCACGATCATCCATTGCTCGTGGAGGAGACAGTAGCGTTCGATCGCGCTGCGATCTGCGAGAGTGAACACGCCCATCTTACTGAG